CCAACTGTACTGATGCGGAGCTGCCACAGTTGGACACGCCTCTGCCTTGTCCAACTGATAAATCCAGTGATACCAATGAACCTGGTCCAGTTGGACAGGTTTTTGATGTATCCCCAAAGGAAGAACGCAGCCTCGACGAACTGACTGAGCTGTTCCATAAAGCCAACATTTGGGACTAAAGTTCGCGCACGGCAAAGGGAGGGGTGGCTGCCCCTCCCAATGCGTCGCCACTCCAGTGGCCGCATCGCCCCGTCCACCAACGTCCGGAGCCTGCTCCGAAAATCCTATGTCACAAACGGCTTCTGTAAGGTCCCCGGAAGATTGGGGCAACTGGTATTTAGCTCCTAACTTAAAGTTAAAACATAAAATAAATCCTAAATTTATTATAAATATTGACGAATTAAATAGTACAGCAGATATACTTAAAGAGGTATTTATTTCATTACATATTAGTTACAGTCACAGTAGTTTAGACGCTCCTACTCCTACTCCTATGACCGCATACGATGCTGTTTATATGATGTATGCTATAAAAGAAATATTAAAATTTAACGGTGTAAGCATTAAAACAAACGTACATTTTGACGGTTATAAGTGTGCAAGAAATTATTATAAATCTGTAGTAAATAAAAGAAATGTACCGAATTTCCTGCGTCTTTCTATATTTGAACGAGATAAGTTTAAATGTGTATACTGCGGTTTAAGTGCTAAAGATGGCGCAGTTCTGAATGTAGATCATATTTTGCCGGTATCTAAAGGCGGGTCTAATGATTCTTCTAATCTTCAAACTTTGTGTAGAGCTTGTAATAGCGGAAAAGCCGACCGCATAATGCCGGATGATGCACCAGCACCTTGTGTCCAGCGCACCTAACTTTTTCCTAGGGCTCATGCGGGCTGCCGCGTGGCTGATCTGGAGAGAACCCGTGGCTAAACCTGAACCGCCTCAGCCGAAGCGTCCCAGGAAGCCAACCTTGGGTTACACCGTCGGTGACATCCCCTTTGATCTGCTGGCCGTTGTCCGCGTGCAGTGGTATCGAAGGGGCCGGGCGTATGAGGTTGAGGAGTACCAGATCGTCGAGTCAGACGATGCCCACGGGCAGTTTCACTACATCGTTGGGACGGCGCTCAAACAGGGCGCTGACGTCTGTGTTCTGACTCAGTACCAGCCGGAAGACCTGGGGGTTCCAGCGTGATTCCGCCGGTGGTGGTCTTTGGGCTGACGTGGCTGCTGGGGATGCTGGTAGTCACTGTCTACCTCACCCAATGGGCCACATGAAGAATTGCAACAGCCCGGCTGGACGCCTAGCTGGCTGTGTGCAACAGTAAGGGCACGCCCGCAACGGCGTGCCTTTTATTACTGATTGACATGGACGATTTCACCTGCACCAAAGTTGACAACACCAAGCTCAGCCCGTGGTACTTCGCCGTCCACTGGTCTGCGATTCAGCTCCAAGAAAAAATCGTCGATAGCGAGCGTCTCGGTGTAGACCCGACCTACGACATGCTCCAGCTCCAGCAGCTGCAGGACTTGGAACAGTTCTTGAAGATGAGCTGGGATGTCTGGATGGACGGCATCGAAACCCGCCAAACTGCACGGGAGGTCAAATGAGCCAGGTACTGGAAATTGAGGATCTGTGGTTTGAAGATGGTGGTACTCGCCTCTGTGTCAATGCCGTTGTTGACGACATGGTTGTGGTCATTCCGCAAAGCCACCTTTATCCGGCAGAGTGGGGGCCTGCCTTGTGCAGAGGCTCCTTCGACCTTCACGAAGAGGATCTGATCCCCGCCAGCGATGACGGACTCCGCCAACTCCTCACCAACAGAATCGACGACTGGGCCCCAATCGACACGTCTGATTGGGACGACTGAAGCCCGCGAGCTTCGGAACTCCGAGGACTACGACGATTGGGAGTACGGTACCGAGCCGATTCCCGGCGACACGCACTGGGTCAAGGCGAAAACCCTGACCCAGCTGTATCGTCACCTGATCTACGTGTTTGCCACCAGCGACACGATCTGCTCCAGCAGACTCGCCAAGCTGGCCATCCACGAGATTCTCAAGTTGCGTCTCACGGATCTCACCCGGATACGCCACCAAGACCCCAGGTATTTCGCATGAACTTTGACTGGTACAACGATTACTATCGGCAGTCCCGAGGTTACGGCCCGGGTGAAATAGCCGATCTCTATCGGCAACCTGCTAAACCCTCCACCTCCGTTCCAAGGGAATTTCAAGGGCGTTTTGCGACGCCTGCTGAATACGACGCTTGGGTGCGCGAGCGCTGGAGCATTTACACCAACGGCTATTGATGACTGAAACCAACGTGGTTCCGTTCTACAGGTCCTTCCTGTTGAGCCAAACCGTCTACTTGGACAAGATCAAGGACATGCCGCTTCGAGACCTGGAGCTGCTCAACGTCGAGACGTTGGCGGCCCTCAACGAGTCGCGGCACAACTACTCCTTTATCGAGGACAAGCACAGCGACGATGCCAGCTCAGAATTCCGGCGCATGAAAATCGCCGGCTACTTTCAGGCTGCGCTCCAGATCGAGCTTTCTTCTCGCTGATCCTGTACTACACTCTCACCGTTCTACCAACGATCATGCACATTCTTTCTGACGAACAATTCCAGCAGATCACTACTGCCCTGGAGCACGCCTTCGTGGCCATCAACGCCTGCCAGCACGTCGAACTGGACGTAACCAAGCCGGCAATCGCACCAGCAGCCAAGGCTGTGCGTGCAACCGCTACCCAGTCTCAACCTAAGACTCGTGTGTCGCGCCGCAAGGCGAGGGCGGCGTTGACGGAGAAGAAGGTGCTGGAGATTAAGCGCCAGCTGCAGGCTGGTGGCAAGTCGGTCGCCAAGATCGCTAAGGAGTTCGGCGTCCACAGCACCACGATCAACTGCATCAAGTGGAACAAGACGTGGAAACACGTGACGCTCCAGCAGGATCAGCCCACCACGGTGGTGATCTGAGGTGTCGATCCTGTGTGACCATCAGATTGTGTCGCTGGTGCGGCGGAATCTGGTAAGCCCCTACGACCAGGAGTTGCTGAATCCCGCGAGTCTCGATGTGAGACTCGGCGAGAACATCATGGTGGAGTCACCGTTGACTAGCCACTTAGTCCACCGCTCCATCGCGGGGCACACGCAGGAGGAACCTTTCTTGCTCCAGCCGCATGAGTTCATACTCGCGGAGACGTTGGAGGAGTTCCAGCTGCCTGACTGTATTGCTGGGCAGCTGGCGCTCAAATCCAGCCGGGCTAGGGAGGGGATTGAACATTTGCTCGCGGGGTATATAGACCCTGGTTACAAAGGGCGGTTGACGCTGGAGTTGCAGAATGCACGCGCTTTGCATCCGGTTTCATTGTGGCCTGGGATGCGGATTGCACAGATTGTGTTCCACCGCATGTCGATGTTGCCCGGCAAAGACTATTCGATGACCGGCCGTTATTACGGCGATACCACCGTTCAGGAATCCAAAGGATGAACGAATTTGAGTTTCAGGTCAGTGATGCGGTGCATAACCCATCGCACTATGTGGCCGGCAAGTACGAAGTCATTGACATCTTGGAGGATTGGGTCCAGCACGCGCCAGACGCTGTGGTGGGCTCGCTCCAGTGGCAGTGCCTGAAGTATCTCAGTCGGATGTGGCTGAAGAAAAATCCGCTGGAGGATGCGGAAAAGTGCCGGTGGTATTTGAACCGGTTGATTAACACTATTGCAACTGAGGCTTATCGAAATGACTGACCACCCCATCACCCCACCGCCGGATCTGGTTGAGATGTGGGTAGACCTACTTGAATCCCGTTCAGATGAAGCTGTATTCAGCCTTGCCGCTCAATGGGGCGCAGACCAGCAACTTGCAAAAGACGCTGAATGGCTGGATCAACATGCTCTTGATGCGCCACATTTAAAAATTACTCCAGTGGGTGCATCCTTAAAAGAAGCAATGCGCCCCAAGCCCCCTACGCTGAAGGAGCAAGCGTTGTGTGAACTTGTCGATGCCTACAACTTAGGCCAAATCGATGATTCCACTTACGACACCATCCGCAAAGCATTAAAGGCACTGCCCAATGACTGATTACAAAGCAACCCCCGAACAGTGGGAGCATGTACACATTTGCGCCGGTATGAAACACCAAGTCCCGTGGGCTACTGCGGATTGCCTCCTCGAACTTCGCGACAGGGTCCAGTTGCTGGAGGCTGTAGCTCAAAAGCACATCGTCGAAACCAGCGCCAACATTTTGGCCTTGACAAGCCGAGTCGAGGCGCTGGAGCGCTCCCAGCAACAGCCTGAGCCGATTGACGCGGAAGAGAACAACCGCCGGTTTCATGAGTGTATGGACTTGATCCGTAATGCCACGCCGGAGCAGATCAGTGCGGCCGCCGAGTTGCCCAAGCGCCCAAAATCAAAGGTCTACGAAATCAGCGAGCCACTGAAGTTGACGCCCGAGCAAGCGCAACAGATCAGAGATCTGCTTGCGCCAGAGCCGCGACGCAACTATCCGGCCAAACCAGATAGTTCGTTGGTAGAGCGGATAGCAACAGCGATTGCTCTGGTGGATGAAGAGCATTACTGGCCGGAGGCAAGGGATGCAGTCGAGACCGACATGGCCCGCGCTGCGATCCGCGAGGTGGCCTTGTGGCTTAATGAAGCCTCCTTGGATCTTTATCCCGGCGATCGCAGCATCGTCGTCAATGCCCTTTATGACCAAGCAAATCAATGACACGCCTACTTTCACCACCCGCTGAAATCATTCGCCAATGGGAAGCCGAATGGGACACCAACGGTGCCGCCCATTGCGACAGCGCCCTCTACATCGCCGCAAAGGCTGCAACATGGGGCGCCAAGGTTGCCATTGAGTGCGCTCTCAAGGACACTGCATCCTGCCACTGGCGCATTGCCGATGGCCCTGAAGATGGAGTGCAGCTTGTACGGGCCAGCGACCTGATGGCTTGGGCTGCTGCTATCGGCAAGCGCTATGAGGTTGAAGAATGACTGACCACTCCATTACCCCACCGCAATGGCGTGTCCAGGAATGGTGGGAACAGGCCGACCAGTATCAAGACGATCCAAAGACCTACTTTGATTACGTTGCTACTGAAGCCGCCCGATGGGGCGCAGACCAAGAGCTGGAGGCGTGCTGCGGCCTGCTGATACAGCAAGGGTTTGACGTGGTTGACGACCTCCGCACCGCCCGCCGCCCCAAGCCGCCGAGCTTGAAGGAGCAGGCGCTGCAAGCACTAAATGATGCCGTCAAAATGGCCGATGACACCCCGCCAGAGGGGATTTGCTCAGACCAAGCAAACATTATTCGTCGCGCTCTGGAGCAACTTGATGACTGACATGAACTGGGCGAACGCCAAGAGCGAACTAAACAGACGCATCGCTGAATTACGCAGTGTCCACGAAAGTCTGCCATCTTTTTACTCTGACTCCGTGAAGGGATGGGATGTGGACAACGTGTACACAGCAACCAATCATCTCCTAGCCGCTATCGAAGCACTTAAGCCATTGACAAATGGGCGCCATGTTTAACCTAATTTTCTGCTATCGCGCACTGGAGCAACTCGATGACTGACTTATCTCCCGCCGCGCAGGCGATATTGGATGCCTACCAGTTTGCACCAATCGACGATCACCTTACGGCTGCTGCTGTTCTTCGATCAGTTGCGGACCAGGTAGTGCCGGTTGAACTGCACCCTCAGGTCTACGAAGACTGTTGCCAGTATTCCAACGTGCAGGCCCGCGCTGGTATCCGCACTGAACTCCTCGCCGTCGCCGACGAACTGGGGCAACTGGATGACTGAGCCCAAGAGACCGCCAACTAAGACGTCGTTCCAGGAGGGGTCGATTCCGGGGACGGCGGTGTTGACGCCGCAGAACGCGCTGGATTTGAGGCATCTTTATGCCTCGGGCACTTCGATTGCGGAGTTGGCCAAGGTGTACGGAATTTCGTACCAGCACACTTGGTGCATTGTGAAAAACAGAAAGTGGCGTAATGCGATGCGCCAGGTGTGATTTCAAGCGGATGGATGTGGATCGGACCTGCCGGGATACGGCGGAGTCGATTCTGCGCCAGCGGAAATGCCCGCAATGTGGTCACAAGGTTTTTACCGTCGAAGTTGAGTTGCCCGATGGCGCAGCTCAACACACAAATCAGGGCGTGATGAGACGCCTGCCGGGATTTTTACGTGTTCGTTTTTTCTGATGCAAGTTCCAATCAACAGTCGCCGCTGCATCCAGTGCGGCAGCATCACCACCAATGCCGTCTACTGCTTTAAGTGTTATCGCTCCAGCGATGCAGGAAAAGAGGAGCTGCGGCTGCAGCATTTGTTGAAAAAGCACAAGCCGCTGCCGGATGGCGGGGAGTGCCGGACCTGCGTTCACTGGTACCACCGCTGCACACTGGGGATTCCAGAGGGTGGGACGGTGCTGGCTGAGCTGTGTGCGGCCAAAGAGCTGACAAATGTGTTAGAGTAATACAGAACACGCCCTACCCGGCATGAACATTCTTCAGGGGATCGAGCACCTGCACACGCTCGACGGCGCCAGCTTTGTGGCATTTGACGTGGAGACCACTGGGCTCCAGCCAAAATTTGGTGGTTTGCGGCTGCTGCAGCTGGCCACCGTGAATCAGCCGCCGGTGGTGATGGACTGCTGGCAGTTCAGCGATGAGGACTGGATCACGCTGGAAAACTTCTTCACCAAGGAGCGGACCTGGCTGGCGCACAATGCCGTGTTTGATCTGGGCTGGCTCCAGGAGCATGAGATTTACCCGGAAGGGCAGGTGCTCTGTTCGATGCTGGCTAGCCGGATCCTGACCAATGGCTTGGCCAACGTGAAGAACGGGCTCCAGCACGTGGTCCGGCGGTATCTGGGCTACGAAATTTCCAAGGAGGAACAGCGCAGTGACTGGTCGGCGGATGTGTCGGCGAGCCAGCTGGAATATGCGGCGAAGGATGTGGTGGTGTTGACGGAGTTGTGGGAGCCGATCATGCAGCGGATGGCGGCTGCGTCGCCGCCGTTGTTGCCGGCTTGGCACCTGGAGTGCAAGGCGTTGCCGGCGATGGCGCAGCTGTGGCGCACCGGGCTTCCTTTCGACAAGGACTCCTTACAACAGCTGATCGAGGACCTCGACATTGAGCACAACGAGGTTGGCGCCAAGTTCATCGAAGACTTTGATGTGGCGCTGCCGGAGCACGCCAAGCTGCATCGCGGGCTCGACGGCAACATCCTGTACCAAACAAAGCCTGGGGCGAAAGGTAAGAAAACTGATCCTGATGTTTTTAACCTAAATAGTCCGGTGCAGTTACTGGCGAAGTTCACCGCGTTGTTGGGTGAGGCGCCTGTGGATATGAAGACGGGGAAGAAAAGTGCGAGTAAGTCTGCGCTCCAGGAATACATTGGGGAGCACAAACTTATTGCGGATTATTTGCGGTGGAAACGTGTAGAGAAGCGGCGGCAAATGGCGGAGACTTTGTTAAAGAATTTGTCGGATGATGGTTTTATTCGTGCCAGTTATCTGCAGATGGGGGCTGACACCGGCAGGATGAGTTGCATGAGTCCCAATCTGCAACAAGTGCCGCGGGACGTGCGTTTTCGGGCTTGTGTGCAGGCACCAACTGGTTGGCGACTGGTTGTAGCGGACTATGGACAGATGGAGTTGCGGCTGGCGGCGGCAGAAGCTCAAGATCCTCTTATGACTCAGGTGTTCCAGCAGGGGAAAGACCTGCATACGATTACAGCGACGCAAATTTACGGGGTCAAGGAAGAAGATGTTACAAAAGAACAGCGGCAAGTTAGTAAATCAGCCAACTTCGGTTTGTTATATGGAAGCGGTGCAAAAGGGCTCAGAAATTATGCAGCAGCGATGGGAATCCAGATGGATCTTGATGAGGCTGCGACGGTGCGGGAAAAGTTCCACGCTGCATATAAAGGCATCTCCAAATGGCAGCGCAACAATGCTCGCGCTGCTGATGCGGCTCCGGACAATCCATCTATCCGCATACGCATGTCGGGCTTGCGGCGGTTTCTACCGGGCGAGAACAATAAACTTACGACCCGTTGCAACACCCCAATCCAGGGAGCTGGTGCCGCCGTCCTCAAACTTACGCTCGGCAAACTGTGGCCGTTCCTTAAAGCAGACGGGGAAGAGCGGGTGCGCTTGGCCGGCGTGGTGCATGACGAGATCATCCTGCTCGTGAAAGAAGAACACGCCGACGTTTGGGCCGCTCAGCTCCAGGCAATCATGGAAGAAGCTGAAGCTAAGTGGCTTGGCGATATTCCACCGCTGGCCGAGGCTAAGGTCGGGTTGAGCTGGGACCAAGCAAAGTGATCCAGGAGGACTTCGAGTATCGGGTCAGGATGTATGCACTCCATGGCCCGATGCACGATGTTTATGTGGTGGCGCCGGATGCGTTCCAAGCGCACATGCAGGTCAGGCAGCAGTATCCCGGCAGATTGGTCCAGTCCATTGTTCGTGTCGCAAAGTTAGACCAGTGAGTCCAGCCCGCACGGGAAGGGAACTTGTGATGGAGTGGCTCCAGCGGGAGATTCGGCTGGCGAAGACGGCGGATTTGCACAGAATGGCTGCGTTTTTGGAGTGGGCGCGGCAAATTCGGCAGGGCTGTGCCAAGCAGAGGGGTGGGGCGAGGCGGGCGCAGTCCAATGCGTGGCGGAAAAAAGTGGACGACGATATTCGGTGGTAGGTCTAGTGTGTCTCATTGTGCTATTGTGTATGAGACTAGACCCCGTACCATGCCGCTGAAGCACGGATCGAAGCTGTATTGCCAGTTGCTGCTGGACCCGCATCGGTACAAGCTGGCGGAAAATCTTGCGGCTGGGGAAGGTAAAAAGGTGACGGCGTTGCTGCGGGATATGGTTTATACGGCGCTCGAAAAAGCTCTGCCGGCCTCGGAATACAAGGCGGCGGAGGCTGCGGATGAAGCCTTGTGGCGTGAGTCGGTGAAAAAGCGGGTGGAGGGCAGGATGCGCTCCAGGCAAGAACAACCGAAAGCAGAACCGGACGCATAAGACTCAGTTAGATGTCTTCATAGTCTGGTCTGATGGTGTAGGATCTACTAGACTTACACAGTAATTCAATTACAACAGATGACTCGTTATGTGGTTATGGCCGGGGATCGCTGGGTCACAGCGGTCTACGGACCAGGAAATGGAATCGGTTTTACGGCGACCAAGGAGGATGCCTCCAGTTGGGTCACGTACGAGCGTGCTGTCGAGGCGGCGCGAGTTGTTGCTGACCGCACTAACAGCTTTGTTGCTGTTCATAGCATTGAAGAACCCAACTACCCCAAGTCATGGAAATAGTGCCGGCGCAGGGAAAACTTCGGCAGTACGAGCTAACGATTTGGTTGCCCGGTAAGGGTGCCAAGCGGGATCTGGTAAAGGGGTTGTCGCTGAATCACGCGATTCAGGTGGCAAGGAATCTTTACCCGAATTGCATGGTGGAGGTGCCGCCTGAGGCGGCGCCGAAACCTAGGCTGGCGCGGTCATATGCTGGTCCCAAGGAAGGACGGAACCGGCGACTCAAACTCGTGGAGAAAAAGCAGAATGAACACACCAGCTGATTGGGCGACGGAAGCCTGGGCGCGGGTTTGCGTGGATGATGCGCGGACTCGTTTCCTGGACAGGTTATATGTACAAGATGGCCGGGACAGTTCCGATCATCCGCTCCATTCGCTGTACACCGGCTTGTACCAGCAGTACATCGAGCAGTTGGAGAAGGGGGACTAGGCCGAGTCGCGGTCTAGGCCAATGTGCCCGGTAAGGTTATCTGCGGCTTCGCGGATGGCCCACCGGGCTTTTGTTTGCTCCAGTTGGTGGAGCGTGTTCAGGATGAGGGCGGCTTCGAGGAGGCCGCGGTAATCGCCGGAGTTGAAGCGGTCGATCAGCCACTGGTCGGTGGCGGCCTTGTGGAAGCAGGATTCGGTGGTGTGTTCGATGGGGCGCATGGTCACCTAGGGCGAACTTTAAGGAACCAGCCGGTATCGTCACCCTCAATTAGCCAACGAGGCAGCCAGTTTTTGCGGGAGTAGGCGACGCCCGCGCCGCCCTTGTGGCTGACGTATCCACCGTTGACGAGGTTGGCCTCGCCGTAGGGGTCGTTGTGGATGAAGTGGGTAGGCGTGAAGCCGACGACAACGCTCCAGTGGCCGGTGCCGGATGGGTTGCTCACGGGGCCTTTGTGGAGCCAGCCGACTGGAGTGGGATAGCCATTGTTAATCTCGTTCTCCAGCTCTTCGACTGTGCCGTCCATTTCGAAGGTGGCGGTCAGTCCCAGTGCTTTGAAGGCAGCAATTTGGGCTTTGGGGTCGGTGGTATCACCGAAACGGGCGCGGAGTTTGTTGTATTCGTAGTCGCCCGAGATTTTGCCGTAGTAGCGGGCCACCATCGCGCAGCTGGAGCTGAAGCATTGGCGGTAGCCGGTGGCGCCGTCGTCGGGTCCCAGCTGATACTCGTATGCAACCTTTAGGATTTTTTCTTTTGGTTTGACAAGAGGTTTAGCTCCCGCGTGCTGGGTCATCAGCTCTATCAGCTTGCCGGCATAGTTGGGGTCGGTTGCGTAACCTTCTTTCACCAGCCATTGGGCGGCCTCTTCTCTAGTGCTGGCGTTGTTGCAGCCTTTGTAGGTTTTGAAGTCTTTGTACCAGTGGTCAACGAGGTAGATGACGCAGGACAGTAAATCGGGGAAGTCGATGAAGCTGTCGGTGATCGTCACCCACTGGTTGTTGATGAATTCTTGGGTTTTGGTGTCGCTGCCCGAGCCCTTGAGGCCGAAGAAGTTGTTGCGGCCGGAAACTAGCTTTCCGTAGCTGGATTCCAGTGCCCACTGGGCGGCAACAAGTTCGGGGAATTTGGCGCCGGCGACGCGGGCGGCTTCGAGGATGCCTTCCCAGGTATTGGGGAAGTTGGTTTGTTTGCCGGCCACGCTCCAGGTCTTGAACCAGCCCTGGTCGCGACCAAGAATATGGGGGTTGGCCTTGTTGATGAGTTGTTCCAGTTCGGTGATGGCCGCCATCTGGTGAGGGAGGGCCTTGTAGTACCGGAACAAATCGCCTAGGCGGATCTTGTTGGTTGCCATGACAAGGCCCTCTTTAGTGTCAGCGGCGCTTGGGGAACATCAGGCGGAGTGCCTGGAGCCCCAGTTGGATCCAGCTGTTGGATTTCAGCTTGCTCATGCCGATCAGTTCGCTGCCGGCGGCAACGACGATGGCGGCGACAGCAATGGTCTTGTCGTCCATGAGAAATCAGTAGTTCCAATGAAGTTTAGCTGTAGTAGACAAGAGCGCCAGAGCACGTAATAGTTTCTACGGCTACCGTTCGGGTAGCCACTGCCGGGTATGGACCATCGCATCGAGGATGGCGAATACTTAAACAAAAAAGAGGCGAAAGCCCGATTTAGGCAAGAAATCCTTAATAGTTGGCAGCACACGTGTGCTTATTGTGGAGACGATCTTGGAAGACTTGCCACGCTGGATCACGTATATCCAAAGTCGAAAGGGGGTTTGACGCACAGAACCAATCTTGTGCCCGCATGTTTTCCCTGCAACATATCCAAGTCAGACGCGCAACCTTTTTCTGCTTGGTACCAGCAGCAGCCTTTCTTTTGTCAAGAACGCGAGAAACGCATCTTGGATTGGGTAGCTGCTATGTCTGATGCAGCTTGAGATAATCCATCGCGTTATTAAGTAGGAGTATGGAATCCTGGAAAAACCCCAAGCCTACATTGCAATTTTTGCATAAAATACCTCGTACAGACCCCGTTGTGTGGCAATGATCGACGGCAACATTTTTTGTCCTTTTTATGCCATCAGCACTAATCTCTAAATCTGTTTTGCAGATTGCGCATTTTTTATTTTGTTTCGCCACTAAACTTTCAAACTCTTTAACCGTTATGCCGTATCTATAACGTAGAAATGCTTTTGATGTGCAGGTGCTGCAACGACATGAATACTCGCCTTCTGAAGCCTTATGAAACGATTGCAGGGGCTTAGTCTCTCCACATACTGAACACTTGCGTTTGCCGGTACGGGCTTCTTCGTGCTCGCGATGTTTTTTACGCTGCACAGCAAACTGCCCTTTCCCCGGAACGAACCACGCAGGAAAGGGTTCCAGTTCTAGGGCTTGTTCAGGTGTCAGGCCTTTTTTCATGCGGTTGACAAATTTTTGATAGGAAAACTGGTATGCATCAGCGGCTTTTTTATAGGATGTATAACTTTGGTTATTTACAACTACGGTGTTCCACTTAGTAGTGGGCGTGTTTATTACACGTACTTGCCTGGGTTTAGGGCTGAGACCAAAAACTTGTTCGGGCGTCCAACCTCTCTTATGTCTATTCAGCGCTGTTGTGGTAGCCACTTTGTACTCTTTGCAAGCTGCAGCAAAAGAAGCGAACGTTTTACCGTTTACTGTTACTGCTTTATGGGCAGCAAAATCTATTGTCACAGCCTCTTCCAGAGAGATATTTCGATCCAAGCGGTGCAGCAGTGTCGTGTATGGAATTTTGTGTGCTTCGGCTACTTCACGGAGGCTCTTGAACGAACGCCCTTCTACAAAATACATACGATTTAAAAACGGTCTACCTAGTATACCAGATTAGCTGCTGGGGTCCCAGCCCATGCCTTCGAGATACATCATGGCGATGTAGTGGTCTTCGGCGTAGCGGCAGATGCTGTCTTTGCAGGCGCGGTAGTAGATGTCGCCGCGTTCGTTCATCAACTGTTCCAGGCGGTAGCCGTCGCCGTGGTCAGTGGTATGTACGACGGCCATTAGCGGCGTAACTCTAGTTTGATGATACGGACGTCGTGATCTTTAACGGTGTCTTCCAGTTCACCAACGCGGGCTTTGAACTGTTCTTGGTTTTGGATAACGCGTTCCAGCTGGGATGGGACGGTGTAGACCAGATAGCCGATGCCGGTGATGGCGCCACCGGCGAGAAGTACGACGAGACCAGCGGCGGCTTCTTGCTTTACGCCCCGCCAAAAACTAGTGTCAGACGGGGTTTGGCTCACCGCAGGGAAATGCTCTACCTATATTTTATGCGCTGGTCCGTTAGCCCTTACCTTGCCCGCGCATCTTTTTCCTGCCGTGATTTGGCAGGCTGTGTTGACCTTGGCCTTGCCGAGATTTTTTCGGCTTGCCGGGGACGTGCTCAACGCGTGCCACGCCCGATTTGGACTTAACCGCCATTACTCAGCCTCCTCGTCTTCAACAACAGGCACGGGGGCGTAAGGATCCACAGGCCATGCGGGGTAATCAGCGCCAGTGATGTAGGCAGCCAATGCGTCGGTGTCGGCGGTTTGACCGATTTCGTAGACCTTGCTGCCAGCAGCCAAGCGGATTTCTTCGCGCCAGGTCTTCAGCACAGGATCAGCGGCTTTGCCGTTATCAACCTCGCGGATGATGATCCAGTCGGTGGGGGACAGCAGGCTGTTGGCGGTGGTGCGTGTCTGCGCGGTCCACTGTTCGACGAGTTGGGCATGATCTTTGGGGATCAGGTTGCCCTCGGCGTCGTAGCCCCAGTAAAAGCGTTGGTCGTACTGAGCCGGATCAGGCACCTCGGTAATGCCGATGGCAGCCTTTTCCTCGGCGGTCGATAAGCGCAGCCAATTGGCGGGATACTTGGTGCCTTTGGCGTCGGTGAAGGGGGTGTCAACCGCGAGGGGCTGACCATCGAGCAGGAAGGCCATTGTCAGTTCCGGTGAGTAGATGCCCGTTTCATAGGTCAGCGGGCGAGGGCGTATTTGAAGGGGGCTTCCGCGAATGCGGCGAAGATGATTGTGTTGCCATTTCCATTTGCTGAAGTAGAAGAATCTCTAACCTTGAAGCCATTTGACAAAATGTCGTACTCGGGTCTAACATCACTTTCATTATCTGAAGCATTGGGGAATAACCGTAATCCAGAGGCGTTGTATGTATCCCTAGCCGTGTCATAGATCTCCCAGTATTGACCAGTGACGTTGGCATTTTTGAACAAGATAAACCGTGGCCTAAACCCGCAGAACACAAATGGACCATCGCTGGACCCGTTGCCTACATAACTTCCAAAACGGCTAAAATTCGCGACTTCGGACCACAGGTAGGCGACGTAGTTTTTGCTACTTTCGTTGTGTACGTTGGATGAAGTGCCACCAACATAGAAGTTGCTTGAAGTTGGCACCGTGTTGCCCCAATAAGAGGATGAAGTTGATTTGGCTGATGTGGTGTTTAACGAAAGAAAATCACCTGCTCCAAACGAGCCGTGCCATACCAACCAATTATCGGTTCCGGTCACTTGCGCTTCACGCCCCTTGGTAATCATTAGTTGCGGTGCAACGCCAAGGCTGTGTGCAACCGACCTTGCGGCATTACTTGCGTTCCCCGTATAGGTCACAATGTCAAACCCCGGCGTGGCGCTTTCTTTCCAGCACCAGTCAACTAGTGTTGTGGTTGTTGCAAAATCAGCAGTGCCAATGGTATAGCCGTTTGAGTTAAACGAAGTAAGAAAATTTGTTAAAGATGCTTCTGCTGCGGTGGAATCTGATTTCAGGCCGACCGAAACTCCGCGCACTGCGTCGATAAGATTGTGCGAGTTAACGAGATTTCTGGTTTTATTCCATAAAAAGTCTGGTTGGAATTGCAATGAAGCAATGCTGCCACCGCTGCTACCGAAACCATTGCGTGTCACTACATCGAACCATTGGCTCGGCTTCTTAATCGACGGCTCGGGCAGGTTCTGCGTGTTCAGCGCCACGAAGCCCGACGGCGGGGTGTACGCAAAGGGGCGTTGGCCGGCGTTAAAGGTTCCTGACCAGCTTCCGTAGCCTTGCGCGAAAGCGTAGAAGCTTTTTCCACCCGGAGTAAATGTGATTGTTGCGTTAGCACCTGTTGCCGGGTTGCCAGAACTTTCCCAGGTGCCGTTGCGGCCAAACCAAAGTTTTCCGGCGTCTACGTCAAGCGCAATCATCGCCACGTCGGACGTGGTGAGTGAACTCAAACCAGTAACAGGAACTGAATTGTTTGTAGCAATAAAAGTTGCATACCTGAACCAAGCATCAGAAGCCGCTGAAAAGCCGTAGGTGCCTCCAACTGCGCTTGAGAGCGATGTGGTCGCAATAATGCCCGGACCACTGGCGCTCCCAACTGAGTTGACCGTGTACTCCCAGTACCACTTGCCAGAAGCTACGGCGATGGATGAGAGGGCGCCGGTGTAATTACTTCCAGATCCAGAAATGTCGAGATTGCCGTTGGCAAGTGTTGCGGTGCCTTGGCTGGAAACAATGGTTGGCGCAAACGTCGCGTAATTCCCCCTGCCATTGCCGCCATCGGCGTAGGGCGTTGGGGTGTCGATCAGGCTGTCGTTGCCGGCGCCAGCGGTCACGCTGAAGTTGTTGGGCGTCCAGTTGTTGCCGTTGCCGCTGCTGTCCTTGCCCAGCGTGGTGCTGGTGGTGCCGCTGTTGTCCGAGAAGTTGAGGTAGAAGCCGTTGGTGCCGTAGGTGCCGGCATACTTCTTCGGCTTCCAGACGCCGGTGATGGTGTCGGTCTCGCCAAAGCTGCTCGGGGTCAGGGCTTGGCCGTCGATGAAGTTGATCTCGGTGAGGTAGCCGTTGAAATAGACGCCGTTGCTGTTGCCGATGTTGTGGCTCGCGGCCTGATTGATCCCTAGGTCAGCATTTTGGCTGGGGTAAGTAACACTTGAAAAAGCCTGCTCTACCCCGTTGATGTATAGCTTAAAACGATTTGTCGAGGTTGCTTGTGTGGTGTCTAATGCGACAACCAAATGAAACCAAGCAGAGGGGTCGCGAAACTGCGCATTAGTTGTTGCTAAATAGTATGTGTGCAGAATGATGCCTATGTAATTTTCACTAGTTGCAAATCGGCCAAATTCAATTCCAAATGTTTGCGAATCATTGGTGGCAGCGCGACATTCAAAAACGGAATTGATGGCACCGAATGCACTCCTCTTTACCCATCCACTCCACGTCCACGTCTTCCTGTTCCCCGCACTTGCCGGAGTCCTGTTGAGGTACGCCGAGTCCGCCGAGTTGAACCGCAGGCTGCGCGAGATCTGGTAGCCCTGCTGGCCGCTAGCACCAACCAGTGCAGAGTCGTGAAACGCGCTCATGAATAGTTGGCGGTGAAGACGGCGTGGATCGAGGTGCTGCTGCGGACCACATAGTCGATGCGATCAACGGCGCTAGCGGTGGTGGTCAGTGTGGGGGCGGTGCCGCTGATGAAGTCCCAGTTGCTGCCGAAGGCGAGGGTGCGGGAGCCGGTGGCGTCCTGGCTGATGAAGATGCTGCCGCTTTGGCCGGCGGCGATGTTGGTGGGGTTCGCCAGCGTACGGTTGCCGCCGAGGGTCACGGCAAAATTGCAGGCCGCATCAAAATCCGGGGTGATGGTCGCGCCGTCGGTGAGCGTTGCGATGGTCGCCGTGGCGCTGAGCACCGTCACCCGCCCGGATGCTGCCAGCACGATGTTGTTGCCGCTGGCGCTGGGGTTCTTGAGGTTGGTTGTAGATAGCGTGCTCATGATCAGCCCTCGTAGAGAATGTTGATCGACCCGGCGTCAAAGGTGTCGGTGCCGTTGACGGTGGTGATGCGGACGCGATCTAGGGTGCCGGAGAGGGTAATGTTTGCGCCCCCA